GATATGGTGACGTTTTGCGTTAATTGCGACACATCGTGTACGTGAAGTACAGATTTATCCAGTCTTCAAGGCGCATGACAACCAAGCTGTCATCAATCTTTACGCCGTTCTTACGGTTAATGACAACAGGCATGATGTCATCTTCGTTAGATTTCTTGATTGCTTCCTCGGCTTGTTCCATCGCTTTGTAAGGCTGGAATCTTTCTGTACGTTTAGCTTCCACGTGTATGAACGGAGTGTTTACCAAATCTGCTCCGCCTGTAGCAACACCTCCTCCACTTAGTAACGCTCTCTTAACAGGCGGGTCAAGCAAAAGACAAGCGTTGAAGTAAGCTGCTAATTCTCTTTCGTACATGGAGCCTTTTTGTTTTGCAGATCGTGGTGTCATACTAATCCTAAGAAAGAGCTAGATAATCCGGATGCAGCTTCAACGTTTGAATACTTGCACTTCATGCAAAGCCACTGACCTTTAGGACGGAGGATGGGTTTGCGACATTTCAGACACGGCCTATCCCACATCTCTTCAGGAGGCAGAACCATATCCTGCATATCAAATCGTTTAAAGATTCTCAAGATTGTCTTGCGAGACAGATCATATTCAATCTCTAACTGAGACCAGGGAACACCTGATGCACGTTTGTACTGGAGTTCCTTAGCTAACTCCTCTGTTGCCTGAGCAACCTTACGATCATATTCACTCATAATAACACCGATAAAGAAGAGCAATTACACCAACCAAAAATATCCAGTAAGCCAAGCCATAGATGACTAGAGTAAGCGTGGTATTTATGTCGATGTTGATTGTGTTGTTTTCGTTATCCACCTGTACACCTTCAAGAATTACGCATACAAGCGGGAGCATAGGAAAACAAACTATGCAAAGGATGGTGTCCTTTATGATGGCTAATGCTTCCTTCATTAGTGAACCTCCTCGTCCTTGATGTACTCGAAGTCATCATCAAGGTGCAGCCAAAAGGTAATGGCATGAGTGAAACGATTCATTGTCGGATGACAGATGACTTCTACCCACTTCATTTCGTTGTCGTAAAGCTGTTTGATAATCTCAGGCAGAGTTTCGTTACGTTCCCCTGCGTTGTAGTAATCCTCTAGGTCTCTCAGTGCCAACAACACTGCGTCATCTCTTCCCGCTTCTGTTGAGAAGACGGTCATCAACATATCTTCTGCTTCAGGCGTGAGCTTCCAAGCGATTCTTTTCTGCTGTTCGTCCATTAGTTTCTCCTTTAGTTTGACGTTTCAGTTTTTTCTACCCAACGTTGGATGACGTTGCGTGGAATCTTGAGGCGCATAGCAATATCGAGCGGTGACTTACCTGCTCGGTACAATGCTTCTGCTCGTTGACGGGGAGACAGAGACGAGACATAGATCGTCTTCCCCGTTCCGATGTCGGTACACAATCCGACATACGATGTCTCGTGGTTTTCAGTAACTTGTCTTACCTTGCCGAATGCGATTTGGAATACTGCTGTGAGTTCCGCACCAGGCGGACATTTAGAAGCTAAATAATTCCATGCGGTATTAACTGCACCTTTGTCGTTGGTCACAACTTTGGTAATTGCATCCGGCAATCCGGCTTCACGTTGAGCCTGATCGTCGTCCTTAATTACCTTTGTTACGATGATCTGTGTGTCTAAGTCTTTAAGCTGTGCGGTTGAACCTGCCTCACGACCGAAGCCGTTGGCACTGGGTTTGTTCCTATGGTGTACGAACACGACTGAACGTCCTGTGTTACGTATCGCCATGCAGAGTTGATTGACTTTGACCCAAGCTGCTGGTGAGTTCTCTTCCATTCCCTGCCAAGCCGAACGCACCGTGTCGATGACAACGACCTGAGGGTTGGTTTGTTCCAGTAACTTCTGAAGGTTGGTAATTCCTTGTCCGCTGTTGAGGTCAAGATCAATATCAGATACGGAAGCCGCCCAAATACTCATACTCTCAGGCATATCTCCCAAGCCTGTAGAGAGTTGATCAATGCGGTCAACAATCGTGGTAGCAGAGAGTTCGTAGTCCAAGTACAAAACGTTGATAGCTTTGTCCACTGAACCTGCTCCGAATGATTTACCGAGAGAGGCCGCCCATAACAACGACATCAGCCACAGTGTTTTACCGTGACCGTTGAAACCAACAACCTGCGTGATGGACTGAGGTGATATGAACGGGTCGATCAGGAAGTCTCTGTCACCGTTTAACTGATGCAACTCTGCCAAGTTCTTAGGAGTAATCAGACTAATAGCCTTAGCCCTTGCCTGTCGTACAGGATTGGCGTTGTTGTATTTATCCTTCGCTTCGTAACGTTCAGGATGACGACGTTTATCACGGTCAACAACACTGTGAATCGTCGCCATGTATTCACTCTCGGGAAGGAGAGAGTCAAAGAACTCAGCCATGAATTGTTGAGCTGCTACTTTGATCTGCTCAACATCCATACCCAGCGTCAAACAGTAACCAACGTAGCGAGTGACCCAAATGTTTCGGCCTTCTCCTTCTCGGAGTTTTCTTCCGAGCTTTTTTGTCTTTGCTTTTATCTCGTCCCAAACGGTGTCGCTAGTTCTACAACCTTCGAGGCTCAGTTGTTCAAACGAGAAGTCCTCGTTAGACATAATCTGTCGTTGCTGAGGTTCCTCACCGACAATAGGCATTCCTTTATACGTAGGTAACCAAAGAAATGCATCGTGAATATCTTCAGAAGTTTCAAACCTGTACTGATGGACGAAGCGATTCTCTTTTGTACTCCACTTCAACGACGGAGGAGCGACAACGTAACCGCCGTCACCTCTGAGATCGAGACCGTTTAAGTTGGGCCAATCAGTGCTGACACCGCCGACCTTGTTCGACACTGGGAAACCAGGATGCCTAAAGTAGAAGTGATTTCCACGGGTAGTCTTTACAGTAATATTACTAAAAATTTCTCCGTCGTTTACTGCGTACTCCAAAGCCTCCTGATTGTCGCAGTCAACTACAACTAAATTACTAATCGCACCCGTGACAATTCCGAGTCCGAAGACTTTAGTTGTACCTCCTTCACAAGGCACTCCGTCATTGAACCATCCGTCAACCTCCTCTTCTGTCGGCTGTCTTGACTGATATTCCTTCCAACTGATAGCTGGTTTCTTTTCAGTCAGATTGATAGGAATAATAGATAAGCCAAGTTCTAAATAAAGATCGGCCGACTCACGAACCTCTTTCATGTATTCAGAGAACTCGTCGTCTTTTATTTCGTCAGACATTTAATTTCCTTGAGAAAAGTTTACTTGTATTACTTCAAATTTTCAGTTATATTACCATTGTTTTGTTAAAAAGCGAAAGGAATTGAAACAATGCCTAATCTCAAGGAACTAGTAGATAACTTCGTTTGTAAGTCTTATGAGGCCAAGAAGATTGCTAGAGAAGCCAAGGACGCCAAGGAATCTCTGGTGAAAATGCTCATCGAAAACGGTGGTGTTTCCGAAGTCGAAGCCGAGTACAACGGACAAGATCACTCAGTGAAAGTAAAAGAAAAGAAAGTAAGGAAATGGGATAGTAAAGAACTGGAGGCTCTTTACGGTCAGTCACTTCCTCAATTTGTCAGCCGAAAACTCTCAATCGCCGACTCAATTTATGAGTCGTTATCTGAAGAAGAACGTCAGATGCTCAGTAATTGTTTCTCGCCTGAAGCATCCGTCGTTGTTCGCATTGTTAATTAAATAAGGAGAAGCAACCGATGGCATTTAAGCCGTTCAACACCGCAGATGAAACCACGTCTTATTTAAAGACATTGGTTTACGCAAACGCTGGTTGGGGTAAGACAACCCAAGCAAAGTATTACCAAGAGAAGTACGGAAAGGGATTTGTCCTTTCGGGTGAAAGCGGATTGTCTTCAATCCGTGGAGCTGGAATCGACTACCTTCCGTTCTCCTCTTTCGATGGAGCTCATGACCCTGACAAAGGTGTGTTCTCTTTTAAAGGCATTGTGAAGATGATGCTCACGAAAGAGTTCAAAGATCAAGGATACAAATGGATTATGGTGGATTCAATCACCGAGCTGTCCGACATGGTGATGGAATACGCAACCGCTCAGGCCGAAGCTACAGCCGTTAAGACTGGCAAAAAGGTCAACGGGTTCGAGAAGTTTGCTACTTACAACCAGTTGTTCCTTGCCTCCTGCAAGTTCATTCGTGACCTTCCCTATCACGTCGTTCTCTCTGCCTTGTCTGTTGAATCCGACAATGAAGATGGAGCCCGTGAAGTTTATCCGAACGTTCAGGGTGCAAAGATGCGCAGTCAGCTCATGGGCATCTTCGATAACGTCCTTGCAGGTGTAAAGGTTTCCGTTAAAGGTGAAGACGGAAAAGTCTCTATCAAACGTTACGTCATCACGGACGACATCCGTGGGTACCACGCAAAAGTACGTGACGAGAAAAGACGTGTCCTTCCGATTGAAGACACTGCGTCCATTGTTGATGTTCTTTCAAAGATCGAGAACTAATCATGTCCGATGCAAACATTCAAACCCTAATGCAAAAGGAGATGGAATCTAATTCCCTCCCTTCAGGTTCAACACTTGTATTCAACTGTGTTAAAGGCCCGACAGCTTTGTCTGTTATGTCTGAGCACGTTGTTCACCGTGCTGAAAAGATCACCGTCCTTCTTAACCGCATGAAGGACAGCTTGGCTCAAGGCACTTCCGACTTGGATAACTACTTCAAATTGCAGGAAGAGTTCTTTGACAACGTTGGATTGGCTCAGGCCGACCTTGATCTGATCTCAAGTCTTATTCGCTACAAAACAGAACACTGGAAACAATCTCAGAAAAACTAAGGAGTTAATTTAAATGTTTGATTTTTCTAATCTCGACCTCAGCAACGCTCACATCCAGGAACCACTTAAACCCGGGCGTTATGTTGCAACGATTACTAAAGCAGAAGTTAAAGATAACAAACTTGGTACAGGCAAAAACCTGATCATCGTTTTCAAAGCACCTGAAGGTACGACCTCCACGACAATCGTTGTGGCAAACGCCAACAAACAGGCTGTTGAAATCGGTTTGGACAAGCTTTACACACTGCTTGTCTATGCAGGTCATCCGACACCGAAGCATCCAGGCTCAGTCAATTCCCTGATCGGTCTGACTGTCGGTATCACCGTGATTCAAGACGGTGAATACACACGTGTTGCAAACGTGTTCCGTCCGCCGAAGGAAGAAGCTGTAACGGAACCTGTTGATGAATCAGATGCAATCCCGTTCTAAGGAATAAGTATGTATTCAACCCCTACTCACTCCCAACTGCTTGAGGATGCGGGATTCCGAATCATCAGGGCAGTGGCTATACCTTCGGGTGACCCGAGATTGTACGTCTTCCGTTTCTCGGTTGAGGCTAGAGGCGGTATCAAAGCCAGTGTTCAGATCACTGTCCAGGATGACGAGGTGAAATCTATAGAGGGTTTGCCTCCTATGTACACGTTCACGGACGGGAAGATTGTGTTGACAGACACTGTTCCCGCTCCCGTAAAGAAGAAAGCAATGGCACTCCAGCGAATCTCTTCTCAGGTTTCTGCATCTGCCTTAGATCAAAAGTTTAAGGAAGCTGCTGAAGTCGTAAAGAAGGCTTTCGACTTAGGGACTGCAAAACTGTACATGGGTAAGGAGAAACCTCGTCGTTATATCGGAGCGTCGCACATCGGCAATGACTGTATCGCATACAACTCTTTGTGTGCGAGAGGTTTTCCGAACGATATAGAGACACCTCGTCAGACCCGCATCTTCCAGAACGGTCACACCCTTGAAGACTTCGTTGTAGCTCAACTAAAAGCTGGTGGTCTGAACATCTCCGAAGTTGCTGAAGACGGAAAGCAGCATGAGTACACAGCCTTGGGCGGTCATGTTGTATGTCACCTGGACGGAATCATCACGGGAGAGAAAGGCTTTAAAGCCGTACTCGAAGTGAAGTCCATGAACAAGAAACGCTTTGAGAACTTTGTACTGCAAGGTGTAGCACTGAGCGACCCGCACTACTACGCACAGGTTCAGTTGTGTATGTACCTAAGCGGTATGCAGTACGCAGTGTTTGTCTGCTACTGCAAGGACAACTCCGACTTCAGTGCAGAGATTGTTCCGTACAACAAAGACGTGGCAATAGGGTTGATGCAACGAGCAAAGGAAGCACTGGAAGCTCGAACGTTAAAGCCTAAGAAAGATTTCTACTGTCAGTTCTGCTTTAAACGCAGTGCTTGTCAGGAAGCTAAGACCAATTCAATTAACACTTGCGCCCAATGTTTACACGCCTCAGCCATTACGACTGGTGAAGGTAAGCGTTGGTTGTGTGACGTACACAGCACGGAGAAACAAGGCGACTCCTTAGCGTGTCCAAACTTTATCGCCTTTAACAATGGATTTATTTAAGGAACCATTATGAATCAGACAGAAAGAAAAGAACGCATCAATGAACTCGCCGATAAAACAGTTGCTGAGTTGAATGAAAAACAGAAGCAGATGCTTGATCAGTTCCGAAAGGTTTCTGATACCGTTGCCAACAGTAAGAAGGATGCCAAAGACCGCAGTATCCAAGAAGTAGTAACGACTATCTTTGAAGTCGTGAAACTGTATAAGGCTATTGAGTCTTACAACACAATCCTTGAAGAGTTCAAGGAAGGCGTTGGTGATATGCCTTATATCAAAGTTCTTGCTGAAGCATTAGGTGTTGAGAGCAAAGACATCATTAACATTTTTGCAAACGATGCAGAACCCGAGGTTTGGAATAAGCTCGTTCAGCGTCTTGATGTTTTCCTTTTCGCTAATAAGGGCAAGGTGTTTGAAAAAGAAGAAGACGCAGGTGAGGAAATAGAGAAAGATAAAGAGGAAGAACAGGAGGAAGACGAAGAGTTTGATGTCGTAATTTCCTTCGGTAAGAACAAGGAAGGTAAAAACTTCCTTGATCAACTAATCGAAGACGAGACGGAAGACAAGGCTTTTGTTCTGAAGCGTAACGCTGAGACGGGATACATCGACGCCTTCGTTGGTCTGAAGTGTATGGACGAGAAAGGAACCGTCGGATACAAGTGTACTCGCTGGAAACCTGCGAAGTACGGTGACCTTTGCATCACCGGAGGTGTTGCCGAAGAGGAGGATGATGAAAAGGATGATCAGGAATAAGGAAGAACTCTTAAGATGCGTGTCGGATTTCATCGACCGACTGACACCGACGAGCTCTGCCAAGATGATCTCCTCGACGGAGGTCAGAAGAATGATGGGTTGCTCCGCTCCTACGCTACGCAGGATTTTAAAAGAAGACCCCTCCTTCCCTAGACCGTTGGTTTGGGGAAAGCGGATGAAAAGGTTTTCACTTACGGATGTTGAGGAATGGATTAAAACCCACCGCATGAAGTAGTAAAGAAAAAGCCTCGGTTTACACGAGGCTTTTTTGTGGGTAGAATATGGGTAGATTTTTTGTTCAACCCGTGTATCACCCATATTGTAAGTTGTTGATTTTATTCAACAATAAGAATCCTTGGTGGATGCTGAGAGTCTCGAACTCCCGACCTACGCCTTGTAAGGGCGCCGCTCTACCAACTGAGCTAAGCATCCTTCGTTACTGAGATTTCGTTGTCTCAATCACGAAAGATTCTATTTTACTACATCTTTTAAATTTTTGCCAGCGACAAACTTCGGAACTTTTCTTGCGGGAATTTCAATCGATTTATTCGTACGAAGATTGCGGCCTTTACGAGCGGCGCGTTCAACGACAGAAAACGTGCCGAAACCCAGCAGCTGAACTTCTTTGCCGTTCTGCAATGAATTTGTAATTGTGTCGATCATTGCGTCAACAGCACGCTGAGCGGCGAGCTTGGAGATGTCACATTTAATTGCGACGGCTTCTATGAGATCTGCTTTATTCATCATTCCCTCCGAGAGAGTTAAAGGGGTAAATAAACTCTGATTCGTTAATAATAGCAGTATTTGTAGGCGAATTAAAGGTTTTCTAGGCAAATCTCCCTATTTGTGCGACAAATTTTCTTATACGACCTGAGGTTGATGGATAAGTATCATCTATTTTTATTGAAATTGCCCCCATGTTTTTGAATCTTCTCAACCCATCCAAGTTGTCGTTAATGCCAACAAATAGATTTTTGACAGTCTTCCAAAAAACAGCAAAATTGCTTCTTTTTGTTTCGTATATTCAACCGGTTTGCTACGAGACAAAAACAAAAGGGGCCGAAGCCCCCTCCTCTTAGACCGGATGGTCTTAATTAGGCGCGGTCGATCCCGCTGTCGAAGTTCCTACCTCAATCGACTGTTTTGCAGCCATCGGCTGTTCGATTGTCTGCGGTAAGGCT